AGTTCAGTTCTAATTCTTCTTTTGATCTCATCCCATATCTCGAATGTTTGATACTTTGTATCAATATCGATAACTTCAAGTCCACCACTAACTGATCCACAAATGATGGCAACTCCTTTGGCTCTAGGGTCGGCCATTTGTGCATCAAGCTCCTCTTGTGTGATCTTTTGAGTTTGGTAAACTTTCCAAGGAAAGATGGCTGCTTTGTTTTCATTTATAGCAATTACGTTTAGTCCTAGTTCGAGGTAGTTCATAGTTAAATATTCTTATAACAATATATATCAATATCATCCAGTGATCTTACCACTCTTGCAAATACGCCGTGCTTATTCAGATCAGCTATTCTTTTCTCTTGTAGTGGTGCTACTACTCCTTTCTCCGTTTTTACTTCTAGAAACATCACCACACCTTTACGAATACATAACAAATCTGGTATGCCGTTCATATTGGTCTGTATTAACTTAATACATGACCATCCATGTCTATTCAATCTATCAACGATCTTTTTCTGTAATTCTGCTTCTCTCATATGATTCTATAGTTTTAAAAATTTGATAAGCTACTTGTGGTACTATTGCGTTGCCTCCTGCTTTTATACTTTCTTTTCTCCATTTAGGAAAGGTAATTCCGTCCAATTTGTTGGGAAGCCCATCATTTCCATTACAAATTGGGGAGACAGTTGGGAAGGTTTCCCATTTTCTTGGGCTATTAAATGATTTAATTCCGACCTCCTTGTTATTCCATCCTTTCTCTCTACATCCGTTCCTATATTCCAACATCTCGCAGTTGGTGTCGGTAATATTCCACTTCCCATTGCCATTTGCCTCAAGCTCATTTGCAAATTCACTCCTTTTTCCATATGTCTTTGTTTCCTCGCTTCGTAAGTTTCTGGCTTTGTCCCCGTGTTCCAATCCTGTGCATTTGGGGTAGGCAATAAACTCATTATCTGTGTTGCAAGATTCGGCATTGTTGTGCCATTCGGATATTTTTCCATTCTTACCTTGAATTTGTCCAAATCCATCACTTCTTCCTTTGTTGTTGGCGTAAGCAACAAACCAGATTCTGTCCCTTCTATGCGGCGCGTTGACACTTGCAGCTGGAATAAGAAACGATTGCACTTCATATCCTTCCCTTTCCAAATCATTGTACACCTCGTGGAATACCATCCCTCCATTCCAACTAACAAGTCCACGAACATTTTCGCCAATAATCCATCTGGGTTTAATCTCTTTGATGCATCTAAGCATTTCAGGAAAGAGGTGTCTTTCATCGGCTTTTCCAAGTCTTTTTCCTGCTGTTGAGTATGGTTGACAAGGGAATCCTCCAGTGATGATGTCAACTTTTCCTCTGTGAACTGTAAAGTCTGTTGTACAAATGTTTTCATAACTAATTGCGTTAGGCCAATAATATTTTAATACTTTTTGTCCAAATGGATTCCATTCGCAATGAAATATGTTTTCCCATCCCATCCATTCTGCCGCTAAATCAAAACCTCCTATACCACTAAAAAGTGATCCATGGGTCATAGTATAAGTATATTTTTATCCATAAAATTTATTATCATCTTGGTAGGCATCATTACACCGTTCTCGCACTCCACCTCAAATGCTACATTCCAATCTTTCTCGGTCATGGTGTTCACAAAGATTAAGCCTTCGTAAAACTCACCCGTTTTGTATAGTTGGTTATTTTCACCAAGCCTTACGATGTCTTTACTACGCAAATCATCTTCATGGATTCGAAAAGTAATAATGCAACTTGCTCTTTCAACCAAACCACGAATGTAACTAATGCCTTCGCTATTAAAAAATATTTCTATGTCCCACCATAGCTTATTCTCCGTTTTGCTTTCCCACCAGTCAATGTCAGTCTGCGGTGGAAGGCCTAAGGCATAGTAAAGATGCTCACACTCAATAGTGAATAGAGTCGAGGTAATTTTTTGTGTCATAATATAATTTTTTAATTAAATAGGTTATCGTAAGACTTATCATAAAGCATAGTGTAAAAGGTACACAAAAGAATAGCCAATAGGCTAACCATAGAAATATTTTTAATATTGCAAGCATAATTTTCATTTTAAATAGTCATTCTTAAAGTGATTTAGTGTATAATCCTTCTTATCCATTACGGCTTTATATATCTTATCCTCTATGCCGTTGTAGCTAAATATCCAATAAATCTGAGCCGTTTCCGTTCGATCCTTTGTCTGAATCCTTGCTCTACTCTGCCAATAACTTGTAGCCGAAAAATCAATATTATAAAATACCAATGCATCAGCCGTACTTAAATTAAGTCCTTCACGACCACTTACAATTTGAGATACAAACACCGCATCCGAACCAGCATTATTAAATGCCGCCGCATCAATCTCTACTCTACTTCCAAACGCCCATAGTAAAGCCGCATACTCCGCTTGAAACTTATAAAATATAGCTATCTTTTTTCCCGCAAACTTATCTCGTATAAACTCAGCTTTTGTATAGTCAAAAGCCTTTGCAACTCGATTAGGTTCATCTACTATCACTGATCCACTATAAATTTGATGCAGCTTATTCATCAACTTTACGGCGGTATCTCCCATGACGGTTTCACCGTCTTTATTCGATACCATTTTATCCTTACGTAATCTATCGGCTAATTTATACGTACTATCCTCCATTTTAACATATAAAATATTCTCTTCAATAAGCCCTTCAAAACCTGCCTGGGCTTGAGTGTATGTGATCATAATAGGATTAATATCTTCCATAATTTTCTTTTCATTTGCTAGTGAGTAATCGTTGATTTGTCTATTAAACATATACTTATGGTGTACACTTACATAGTCCTTAGCCCACTTATAAAAGTTAGGATAAGCCTTTGCATAAGGTGAGTAACTACTAATCCATAGTTGATGATAAATTTGAGAATACGATTCAGGAGTAGGAGTACCACTTAAAAATATAATAGGTGTAGCCGCACAAATACGCTTCAACTCTTTAGCACGTTTAGAAGGTCTAGGAAAAGCACCGAGTCCATGTGCCTCATCAACTATCACCACATCCCATCCGTATTCAACTTTATGCAACTGCTCAAAATTGGTTATGTAAATCTCCATATCATAACCCATCTTTTTCGCTTGCTCTATAATATCATCAATAGCTTTCTTCTTTGTGCAAAACAACACCTTTTGTGCGCCGAATTTATAAGCAGATGCAAGTGCCGTCAAAGTCTTGCCAGTCCTCACTTCCATAGCTAGATATGCTATTTTGTGATACTTTAGCAATTTAGCCGCCTTATCCGAAATCTCTATTTGGTAATCCCTAAGATTCATAGGTAGGCATATTTATCCATCCTTTAACATCAACTATATATTCAGAATATGCTTGTACCCAAACTTTTCCAGTCCATACGCATAAACCATAATCTAAGTTTCCTAAATCACATAAGTGCATAGTCATTAATGTAGTTGGATTTTCAGTATTCCATTTAATATTTTCATTCATTGTCGTTATTATTTAATTGTTCAAAATATCCCTGCTCGCTTAATTTAAAATGCAAATCATCTTCCACATCCATTGCATCAATTTGCATCTTTAATCTTTCAATATATAAAGTTGCATCCATCAATTCCTCTTGCAAATGATTGATCCAATCAAAGGTGTTTAAATCTTGGCGCATAAGGTTGGTTTTATATTTTAAATAACCCATTTTCATGCGATCTTTATATTTATCAATGACCGTATTCACAATCTTATCATCTGGTACATCATAGCATTCAATACATTCATCGTTAAATGTCTGCATTACATCTTTTTTACATTTATTGCAAATCATAATCAAAAGTTATTATAAATTTTTTATAAGGAATTATTGCAATGGTTTTATTTTCTTCATATATAAAAATCATTTCATCTTTTATAACAAAATCATCAAATGAAAAACAAAATAAATCCCCACAATCTAAATCTTTAATATTAATATTCATCTTTTTTATATTTTAGTTGGTAAGAAATATTACGTGGTGTTACTCCTTCGTTCATTGCGAGCCATAGCTTTTGTGTGCTTTTAAAAAGCTCCCAATCTTTCTTTAGCTCGGTCATTGTGCGTGTTACAAGTTGCCATCCGAGGCCTTGTATAGCTCCGTTTTTGCCAGTTGTCCTGGTTTTGGCATTAAGCCATAATATGCCTACGCTATCTACGTTTAACTTTTTATGATGCTCTTTAAGTAATTGATGGTATGCTGCAAGTTGTAACCAATATGATGGATAAATGCTATTTGATGTTTTAATGTCGAGTAGCATCGTTAATGATCCAAGTCTTATCACTCGATCAAGTGTGCCAGCAAAGCCTAACTTATCACTCATTAAATGCACTTCCATCATATCAATGGTAGGCTTATACATCGTTGAAAATTCAACATAACGCTCGAACATTGACCACTCTAACATTTTATATTGTGGCGTTCCATACTCATTAATTAATGTAATCTCTTCATTGCAATCATAACGCTCCGTAAGCTCATGCACTACTGATCCACGCCTACCTGCCTCATCTCGTATGGCGTCAGCATCAGAACCAACATCTTTAAGCCATTTAAAGTAGCTAACATCTTTCGGATAAGCCTCTAAAATTGTGGTAACACTTGGTAAATAATTGTCCTTGGGAGAAAGGTAAAAACGATTGTCAATAAACTGAATACGTTGTCGGTCTAGGTCTAGTTTGTAATTTTTCATAATAGTTGTAGTTGAGTTTTTGGTCTCCAATTCAGATTCGAACTGAACGTCTGCGTACCACTTACGTTGGAGACGATCCTTATAACCAAACCTAAAAAGGTGTAGAGTCCTCGGTATAATCTGAGAGAACTGGTTTTATCATTGGTAAGATATTATTTTTTACATATTCTTCCAAATATTCCATTCTTTCGGTATCATCCCAAGTAGTAACTCCTTTAACTTTTATTTGCTTTAGTTGCGGTAATTCACCAGGATTTGCTTTGTTCCAATAATGCTTAAGTCCTACTCCATGTTGATTAATAAAAAGCACAGATGATTTTTTATCTCCATCAATGGTTAGCTTTGGAGTTAATGTTACAACATTGCTAAAGCTCACGTTTGGTAATGCCTTCAAAAAGCTAACTGCATAACCGCTTGAGTATTTCAACTCAATAAAATAAGTAAATTCCTGATCTTTTACGGTAACAACCCAAAACTTACCATACTCGCTTTCTTTTGTTTTGATGTCGGAGATGTAACCCGTAAGAGAGTCATAAAACTCTTCGTGTACTTCACGACCCATTTTATTAGTTCTTTTAACTGATTTGTCAGTAGGCTGCTTGAATTGACGTACAAGTTTGCCATTGGTGATGGATAGGAATACCCCATTGCCACCTTGATTAGACTGAAGTCCCATTTTGTAAATGTTTATTGTTAAGTAATAGTGAAACGCGAAATTGATAAGATGATAGTAAATGTGCTACCTTTTCATTGTAAACCTTATAATCTACTAATTGCTCATACTTGTACATAAATTGATTGATATGATGCTGCACATTCTCATAGTCACTTTTAGTCATGCGATGAATTTTTAAAGTAAGCCAATTATATTCATCCCAAAATATTGGAGGCACTTTATAATGATCATTGTGATCAACTTTTTTATTTTTCTTTGTGCTTTTAACTGGAACTATAAGAAAGGCAACTCCAATGCTACAAGCTAGCAAGATTAGTAGTAGTGTCATTTTTTAAGGTGTTAGTTATTTTGAAATAGTTGGATAGTGTGATTTTGCCCGTTTTCTCCGCACGATAAATAGTTTGTGCGGTAAGTCCGCATTTTTGAGCCAGCTTCTCTCTTGAGATGCCTCGTTCCGTTCTTAGTTTCTTAATTTCTTCTTGTACATTCATATAATTTAATTTTAGACAAAGTTAATATAACAATATTCAATAAATAAAATTATATTACGAAATCGTTTTCGTAAATCAATAGGGTGCAATAAAAAGCCCCTCGTTGAAACGAAGGGCGACAAACCAACTGCTATGAAAAAAACACCTAAATCGATCCGTCTTGCAACGGTATATCTTCGTGCGGATCAATCCGCCTATAATTCTCTTTCCAAAGTATTTTTGTCAAAGTTATGGCCTTTTTCTCAATTTCATCTTCATCGGCTTCAGGCCACAACAAATGAGCTACTTCATGTATAATAATCTCAAGATGTTTTTTGCCCTTAAGTCTTTCGTCTATTTCGATTAATCCGTCAGAATGCGCCACCCCATACACTTTTTCCTTTCCCAATTTTCGATATTTTATACGTATTCTCACTTGGCTAGTTTAACATGGAATTTATTACATTTTTTGCATTGCAAAGCATATTTCTTAACCCCCGTTGCACTATACCTTGTTTGGCTTATTTTAAGCTCTTTTGAGCCGCATTCTGGGCAAGTTCCCCTATCCTTGCCATCTACTACCCCATAATGGGTTTTAGGCTCTATATGTGTGTTTAAATGCTTAAAAACCTTCTCTAGCAATATCACATCATTTTTGCAGTATTTAACCATTTTATCCATGGCCACCTTGTCTTTATTTAACATAATATTTTTCCAAAGATCAAAGTCAGTATGAATTTTTTGGCCTATGCCCAAAAACTTGGCTATATAATTAAGTCTATTTGAGTTGAACCGAAACTTATTACGAGCAATTTTAAGGGTATCAATGGTTGTATATCTAGGAAACATATCAATGCCATGAAATAGACATCTTGTACGAATCCATGCAAGATCAAACCTATCCCCATTATGCCCAATTAATTCATCCGCCTGGTTAGCAACCTTAATGAAACTTTGCAATAATTTCTTATCTGATTGGTGCGAATCCCAAGTCAAAGCGTGACAATCTTTTACGCCTTCCCATTTATAACAAATACAAATAATCTCCCTTTCCTTAATGATATTACTATAATCTATATTTTTCTTAAATCCAGCTTCCCAAAAAAGTCCAATATTAGGCGAAGTTTCAATGTCGAAAAAGAGTCTTTTTCTCATAGATACTTTTTATAGGCGTATGCTCCAACTCCTATAATCCCTATCCATAGCCATGTATAAAATAATGCTTTGCTTTTACGGTTGTATTTATCTTCAAGTATTGCTAATTCTTTATCCTTCTTTTCGTACAACACCTTGTATCTGTCATCCCATACCTTGACTTTTATTAGAACAGTGTCATGGTATGAACTGACTATTTTCTTTATTTTTTCCTTTATAATTGGCTCTGAATATTTATAATCCATAAACCAATTGTAAATCGTATCGGTTATTTTTTGAGTTATAAACGAATCTTTTATATATAATATTGTGTCAATCTCGCTTGTTTGCGGAAATTGCTCAAGGCAAATCTCGGCCGCTTTGTCTCTGTGTTCGGCCATGTAGCGTTTGATCTTGTTCGTTGTTACGCAGCTCGATATTAATAGAGCAATGATGATAAATCTTAGCATAAAATAGATGTAAATGTTTTTGTTTTTGCGATGCGATCTGACAAGCCGTTAAACCCTCCGTTAATTCTTAATGTCAATAATTTAACGGTATTTTCTAAATCTTCACTTTTTGCAATATCCCATAATCTTCTTATTTCAAAATACCATGCTGCCGATAAAAGTGGATATTTACTAGCCACTAAATCTGGATTGTTTAGCAAATCTACCGAAATATATTTTCCAAATGCAACATAATTGCTTTTACCCGTAAGTTGAATATATCCTCTGCCTCTGAATTTCCATCCATCTCCGCTTTGCTTATCGCCATTGCCCATGCGGTTAGAATAGACCATATTGGCAATCAGCTCTGGTTTACGTTCTACGCTTTGAGCCGTATCCTTACTAAAATATTTTGGAAATGTTTTAAGTAGTGCGTCTGCACTATAATTTAGATTCTCTCTTGTATAACGGAAATTACCGCTCTCATGTGCGCACTGCGCTAAAAAGTGTGCTAAAACTTGCGGTGAAGTAATTTTAAACGTATCTATAACACTCGGAAGCTCATCAATTACTTGCTTGGGAAGAGTTGTTATCAGCTTTTTGGTTATCATCAGCGAACATATTTGATAGGAATTTGCCAACCCATCCGCTAATAAAAACTGCAATTGCAAACTCTTTTTGTCCATCAAGCATAGTCATAGTAGATACAAAAACACTTGCTGCCGCTAAAGAGTCTCCAAAAAGCCTAATTTTTTTAGGAGTAGGATGCCAATAATATTTAAGTCCAAACTTCATTATGATATTCATTTGTTACGACCCAATTTGTACCGTTACTCACTAACTCTACGTAATTATATTGATCATATAATACGTATGTAGTTGCACCATCTATTGTTTCGGTGCTATATCCATCAATTGTTACGATATTGGTACTTGAGTCTGTCTTTTTAATAATAAAACACGCTGCGTTAGCTACTGCGGTAGGTAATGTAACCGTTACATTACCACTTGTTGTATTTACAAGTTTTACTACAATACCATCCGTATCGGTAAGCGTAATATTACTTGTGATTGTACCCGATGTAAACGCAAGATTTGTTGCATCAAGTATTTGGTCAAAATTTGTAATATACGATCTATTTATTCTCAAAGTTCTTCTTCTTCTTGTTTTGGTGCTTCTTGTAATTCCACTCCATTAACCCAATCTTTCAAAAAGAAATAAGGCTCTAATCCTTGTGGATTCAGCACTTCAATCTTTTTAAACTCAAACTCACTATCTTCAATCTTTTTAATATCCGCTTTTAGCTTCTTTAAACCTTCTTTATTAAAGTTGTATTCTCCTTTCTCATTTAGGATCAAATTGCCTTTTTCATCAACCGCAGAATTATCAAGCCTTGCATCATCAATTTTAGCTTGAAACTCATCAATTGACGGCTTCAATTTCTCGTAGATTTTAAATAGTTTTTTTTGTCCTTTTGTCTCTTGTTGTCCAATGTTTAGTTTAATGTTCTCGATTAAAACGAATAAATCTCTGTAAGTCATAGTTTAAATTTTAGCTAATTTACTTAATTTATATTAAAATAATTCTTTTTTCGTGTCCTACAATTATATTTTCATTGACTTTTACTTTATATCCTTTTTCTTTAGCTTTCATAAAAAATATAATATCTGGAGTAATTAATCCATAATCCAAACTTAATTCTTCTTGAAAAAACCATGGGTATGATATATTCTCAAAAACTCCGTTTTTTACTTTCATAAAACCCATAGCCCCCATATCAACTTCTTTTACTTCATTAGTTATTTCTGATCTATGTAAATATTTATAATGCCCATATTTTATTGCATCATTAATATCTATTTTTTCTATGCAAGTAAAATAATCTTTATTTCCACTCATTATATAAAGTCCAGTAACTATATCTCCTTCTGTTTCAATCAATTCTTTTATTTGTTCTGGCTTCCATATTATATCACTATCAATCCAAATAATATAATCGTAGTCATCTCCGTTAAATGGCTTTTGAAATTCCCCTTTATTAAAAGAGCCACCTAAAACATCATTCATTACATAATAAATATTGTTGCTTTCGGCTCTATGTATTTGTAATGACCAATCATTTTTTTTAGCATAGCTTATTGTATTTAATAAGCAGTCTAAAAAATTGCCACTAAAATTATTACCAGTTATACAAAGTTTAATAATCATAAAATTACAATAGTTGCTAGTTTATAAGTTGTTCCATCTACCTCTAGCTCAATATATTGGCTTGAATTTAAGTAACAATTGGTTGCTGCTATTCTATTTCCAAATTTCCAAGGTTTTGCAGTCCCACCGCTAGGCGCTCCAGTTTTTATTGATCCAGTTGCTTCTATATTCCCATCACTCGTTATGCGCATACTTTCTTGTTCATTACCACCACTTCTTGTCCATAATGCTAAAGCATGGCTACCAGCACTTTCTTGAACTGAAATAACACCCCCTACTTTTGAATATGTACTTCCATTATGGAATGTAATACCCATACTTGATGAAAGATTTGAACTTCCTAATAGACCATATCCAGCAGCAGTTGATGAACCAATATTTACATTCCCCCCACTCGTTATGCGGAGTCGCTCGGTGCCAGAAGTTTGAAAAGTATGAGATAGTCCAACTAAATTTAAGTTTAAATATGCACCTGCTCCCCAATTATAAGCAGCTAATTCTCCATTGCTTGAAGTATAATACATAGCAATACCTGCATTGCTTGTTGTGGCTCTAATCTCACCACCTTCAACTTGTAATTTACTCGCAGGGCTGCTCGTTCCAATACCAACTGAGCCATTTGCTTTTATAAATAAATCAGGAGATGCTCCAGATACATAAAATCCAATATTGTTTGTACCAGAATTTGTACCACTATTTTGAATGTAAGCATAATTTGAGTTATCAGTTACATAAAGATTTAAAGCACCACTCGTTTTTAAAGATGCTGAATTTGCCGTAACACTCGAACTGAAAGTAGCTGCGCCAGCACTTGTTAATACCATTCTATCGGCACCTCCAGCAACAGAACTAAATCGTAGGTTCCCACTAGCCCATTTAATTTGTGGATTTGCAGAGTTTAATGTTAAATCATCAGCAAGTGATATTGTACTACTGAAAGTAGCTGCGCCAGTTGAGGCGATTGTGAGTACCTTTGTTAAACTACCAGCAGCAGGTCTTGTATAAAATTCTAAATCACTACCAACATTATCGGTAACTGCAACTGCACGTATTGCTGCAACAGATGAATTTGATGAATTATACCAAGCTAAAGTTCCTCTATTACCAGTTGTAACTGATGATGAATTTGACATTGCGATTGTAACATCGCTTGATTTTCCAACTTGTAATTCAGCTACTGGAGTTGCCCCATTTATACCAACACTCGAACTAAACGTAGCACTTGTACCAGATAATGCGCCAGTTAATGTACCGCCAGTGAGTGGCAAATACCCACTTAAAGCAGAAGGTACAACATAATCAGTTCCAGCAACCGCAGCACTAACAGTTCCGCTACCATTTGCTTTTAATATTCCTGAAACCGTACCTGCGCCACCATAAGATGAACCTATAACTGCACCTTGCCATCCTGCACCTGTTATATTACCATTGATATATACGTTTCCAAATACACCTAATGCTCTTTGAGTAACACCAGTATATGAACCATTTAAAAATGTTGGGTTTATTCTAACTCCATATAAAATATCATTGTTTGCAGTTGCATAAACATTTGATGTAACATCCATTCCAATAACACCAAGTTGTGCAGTGTTGTTTATTATAAATTGTCCTGTTGGACTAAATGTAAATGTAGAAGAACTTGTTATAGATGATGTTCCATTAAAATATGCAATTTGTCCACTTGTTCCCGTTCCCGTAACTGGGTTTGTCAAAAGAGGTTGTGCGCCTATTGTATTATAACTTATTGTTCTTGCAGCAGAACCATTAAATGTTGTTCCACTTGCAGCTCCAGCACCACCATTATTAAATGTAATTGAATTGGCAACACTACCAGCTTGTCCAGTTGTATTTTGATTCCATGTAGGTACGGTTGTTGCGTCCATTTTTGCATAATCAATGCTACCAGCAAGCATTGCATTGGTAACTTTTAAAGCACCAATTGTTGTAGTGATTGCAGTTGTACCGCTACCAGTTACATCACCACTTAATGTAATTGTTTGGTTTCCGCTTATATAAGTAGGCGTCCAGTTCTCCCATTTGCTGCTTGTTCCATTAAAACGAAGCAATTGTGCGTTTGTAGGAGAAGTCAATGTAACATTGCTAATATCACCAAGTCCTAAATTTACCGCACCCGTAAAGCCATTCACACTACTTACCGCATCCGTATTGTCAACTTTATCCCAAGCAGTACCATTAAATATTGCCCAGTCTCCCACTTTCCAATCAGTAATGCCATCAAGATTTGTGCTACCTGCCACACTTACAACATAATAATATCCTTTAGTTCCAACTGAACTTGTTAAAGTTGGACTATTTGTAGATGCGTTCCATGTACCTTGATAATTTACACCTCCAGCAATTCCACTTATTTGGTTTTGAATCTTACCAAATGCAGTCAAAACGCTATCAGTTGCAGCAATTGTGCCACCACCACTTAAATTTAAACCCGTAAGAACGGTTGCAAGAACCCTAGGTTCCGTAAAATATACTGGGCCATTCTCAGGCACTACACTTGTATCAAGTGTTTGGAAGGTCTTATCACCTCTCCAATATTTAGTAGATGTGCTAGCCGTAATTGCTGGCTCTTTACTATTAAATGTTGTCCAATCCGTACTAGTTAAATATCCATTCACACTACCCGTAGCCGCTGGAATACTAACCGTTCCGCTTGTATTTACAAGAGGCGAGCTAAAAGTCAAAGCAGTTTGATAAGTATTACTATCAAGCGATCCATCACCTTTTAAAAATTGTGAGCTTGTACCGCTAGCAATGTAATTTTGTATGCGTTGATTTCCACCGCTACCCTTACCAATATAAAGATCGTACGTGTCAGTAGTGAATAAAGGCTCGGCAAGTTGTCCTTGTGGAATACCTGACGCTAAGCCTCTTTTTATCTTTAATGTATTTGCCATTTATATATTTTTACCAAGTTCCGTAATCTCCAACACTCCATGACCTATTTGCACTTAAATCGTAGCTAACATCATTAATTGTCAATGTCCTTGCATTTGTAACGGGTGTAAAGCCAAGTGCCGTTGCTATGCTCTTACTCTCCCAAAGTGATGTTGTTGTATTGTAAAATATGCCGTCATTATTGGAAGGACTTTGTGCGCTCACATTATGCAACTCATCAAGCTCGTAACCGTTTTGAATCTTTACCTCAATCACACCCATAGTTGGATGTGATCTAATTACAACTCCAATATACACCAAATGATATGGTGCATAAGGCTTTGTTGATGTATAACCACCAGCTACGGTAGGACTTAAATACAAAGCCGTTCCAGCCGCATAGGCTTGAGTATCTAAATTATCAATGCCACCAGCAACAACCACATAACCATTGCTCATATTGGTTATGTCCGATTGTACAATGGCGAATGTTTGAGCGGAAGTTGCATCACCTACGGCTAATGCTTTTGTTACAGTTGGTAAATTTCCATGACCTCCATTTATATAAACCACCGTTCCCTTTGTAAGTGTTGCCCCACTCTCATTATATACTTCACGTATGAGCGTTAAAGCCTCATTTGTGCTTGATGGAAAAGTAGCAAGTGTTCCATCGCCTCTTACGTATTGTGCAGTTGTTCCAGCACCCGTTACCACAATTGTTCCATTACTAGTTAATGGAGAATTACTAACCGTAAATGCCGTAGGCATTGTAAGGCCTACCGAAGTTAAACCAGTATCAATATCGCTCCAAGATGCTTGAATAGTTCCGCCATCTTGCTGCGTAAGTGTTAATGTTTTTGTGCTTGTACCCGTTACACTTGCACTATTTATCTTATCATTGTATGCTTCATCCCACTGCCCTTGCTTAGTGTCGGTTGGAATAGAGTAGCCGCTGCCATAATTTATAGCAATTGTACCATTACTTGTAAGAGGGCTATTTGATACGGTCAACCCAGTTGGCACGCTTATGCCTACGGAAGTTAATCCCGTATCTGTGTCCGTACCATTAATCCAAGCAGAACCATTGTATTTAAGTACCTGGTTTGTGGTAGGTGATGTAATCGTAACATCACCAAGTTGAGTCAAATTATAATCACCTTCCGTAGCCACAACATCTCCCGTTCTTCCAAAAACGCTTGTTACGGGAGCCGTATCATAATCATTCCATGATGCTTGTAAGGTAGAGCCGTCTTGCTTTGTAAGGGTAAGTGTCTTGGTTGTCGTACCGCTTACATTGGCCGCAGTCAAGCTCCTATCGTATGCAGTGTCCCATTTAGTTTGTTCAGCATCGCTAGGCAAACTATATCCACTTGCATACGTTACCGCTAAAGTTCCGCTTTGCGTAAGTGGACTATTTGCAACACTAAACCCAGTAGGCATTGTAAGGCCTACTGATGTCAAATTTGTTGCAGCTCCACTTGCACTATAATCCAAATTCACATAAACGGGGCTTGGATTGCCACCACTAACCGTAATATTGGTTACATCGTAAGTAACCTTTATGACTGGTTGTGTTGAGCTATATGTTACTTTAATAACTATCATTATGATGTAACTTGGTTTTGAACTTCAACGAATCCTTGCATCCAAGTATATTTATTAGTTGAGATCGTTACTTCAAGTTCGTATGTATATTCACCAGCCGTATAAGTTGCAGTTTGAACGGGTGTTAAACTTACTTTTCTAGTGTGATTGTCAATTTGCACAAAGCTAGCATCAAGCCATTCGATCATCACCGTTCCACTTGTGTTTTTAGCTTGTAACTTAAATGAATAAGTACTCACATCAAGTGGAGTATCTTCGCACTCATCTTCATAAAAAGAATAGGTGATCACATAGGTATCTCCCTTCTTTATGGGTTTCATGTTTAATTCACCTATCATAACTTATCTGCTTTATCTTTTAATTCTAATTTAATCTCATTTAGAGCTTGCATTATTTCTTTAAATTGAACAGCAGTCTCATCTTCTTTTTTCTCTAAAGTTTTTAGCCTAAGATCATGTTCTCTGATCTTTATTTTCATGTCGGTGTATAGGCGAATAGCACCTAATCCGAATGCTATTGTTTGAACGCCAAGAACTAACCAGAAATTTGCTTCCATTTGCTTAAAATTACAACATTTTTTATAATGCGATATATATCGCTTTTACTACTTTTCCATTATAAGAAGTGCCAATAGATATAACAAAATTTGGCGAAGTTCCAGTCACAGAATAGTTATAATACCATACCCCATCTATTCCAATTGCAACGAGTTTATAGTCATCTGGATCTCTAGCAGTAATTGAGCCACTTGATACGGTATAACTATCTACTTCAGTAATTTCAGTCAAAGGACCAGTTCCTTGAAGAGTAAATGAATAGCCAGCATTTTGGCTAGTAGTTGAGTTTAGTGATAAATCTTGTATAATGCAAGAAAATTGATATACTTTATAATTTCCACTTGCATCAATCATATCCAAATAACCCACAAACTCTTGATCAGTACCCTCAATAAAATTATCAAAAAAAGTTATTGGTTGCAAATTTGATTGCACCATTTTAACTAGACCGCTACCGCTAATACTAAAACTTGTTCTATTTTGTAAGTATTCTCTAAAAACACCATTTGTTCTAGGTGCTAACTCTAAAAAATCCCTAGTAATACTTATTTGAGCATCCTTAGTACAAGCAAAAGGATAAACTCCACCACTTGCATTTGTGAATGCTAAAACTAATCCTTGTGCCGTTACTACTTCTGCCATTTTAATTCGTTAAATATTTATCTACATAAGTATCAAAAACTTGAGCAGTATTTGTTATATAACTAAAGCTCATTGAACCTCCAGTCAAATCAATTGAATAAATATTAGTATCCATCCATACGGTTAAAATATCACCATTATCCAAAGTAATACTATTGGTACTTAAATCTACATTAAAATATTCTGGACTATTGTTTATATAAACAGTTTGTGTATTTATTGCAGCTCCATTTAACCTTAGTTCAAAGTTTACACTTCCAGCACCAGCACTATTAATAGCTCCTGATACATTACAAGCAATATTTACATTAATAGTATTTGCTGCATTATATGTAATATTTGAAGTCCCACCTAATGTAAAGTCTGCTGGACTTACAATCGTCCATGGAACATAATTTGTAGAAGTATATGATCCAGTAGTTACATCCGCTTGGAAATTTTTTGTAATATTTGATCCTGGGTCTTTTTGAGTATCGTAAACCTCAATAAGAGTTGCTGACCAAGTTGCTGCATCAAAATCAATCTCACGCATATTTAATACATAATATATTTTATCTGGATCATCGTCCACAAAAATAAATGTATTAATAAGTCCAATTGGCTCGGTATTATTGTTAAACTTCAATCCATAACAATTAACATCAATCTTATTACGATTAAATTTGTTATGTTCCCAATAAGCAATTAATGCCTCTTGTATGAATGGAAAACTTTCCTCATCATATCTATACCTATACCATTCGGCGTTTGTAAGTGTTAATGCATCTGACTCAAATAATGTTCCCTTAAAATTATAAGATACATTATCCTCCAAATAAATCATGTTTTCACTTACATTTCTTAATTTATCAGTCTTTTCATAATAAAATTCATGACCAGTAATGTTTGATCTTCTTTCATCAGTATTAAAAATTGGAATTGTTTCCAATTCAAAATTTTTAATATAAACCTGGTTATCTGGATGATATAAATTATATTGACTATAAAAATTGAAAGTAAATTTTCCAGTATAAGGAACTGGATCAGCTGTTATTGAAATAGAATTCCAATCTTGTAATGTTTGTTCTTTTGCAAAATCTACTGGAAAGGTAATTCCTTTTGGAGGTATTACGGCAGTAGAAGCATCATATTCATGCCATTTACCTTCTGAATCTAAAGTATAAGTTCCAAAATTGGTTTCAAGAATTAAAAAAGCAACTCTTGCTTCTCCCTCATCTTTTTTAAATCCATCATCGCCTATAAAATTGTTTCTATCAAATAATTTATATTTTATATCAAAATTGAATTTAATTTGATCAAATATTCTTACATAACAATATTCTGAAGCAAGCCAGCATCTATCAGTTACTGATGCTGAATATAATAAATTAAAAAATACTTTTCTTTCACTAAGAATTGTATCTACAAATAATTCATCAACTGCATAGTCTTGACTATTTGGAAGTGGATTATAAAAGGTATTTGTTTTAAATTCCCAATTTGCTAAACTAATTTCTCTTAAAGAAGCATTTTCGCTTATTAAATCACCTCTTGTAAAAGATGAATTTTGAACACATTCAGCAAACATTTCATAATTCCTAATAACTCTATCCTTTTTCGTTCTGCGAATGATATAACGTAACATTTCTGGAGTTATAGGCTGCATATTTTCATTTACTCCTATATTTGCATCATATCTACGATTAGATGTATGTCTGCCAGAAATGCTATTTCTAAAACCTCTTAAGTCAGTATTGGTAGGTATATATAAATCTTCTAATCTTAAAAAATACCATTGTCCTTTATATTGGAACATGGTTTGGCAAAATGACGTATTTATTTTATTAAGTACATCTAATTTGCTTTCATATTGTTTGGGCTCAATTGCAAATGTTCTTGCATCAAAATAACATTGATCTAAACACATATCTGTGTTAGTATCATCCATTGATGAATGATATAAACTATTATAAACTCTTGATTGGATTAAATTTTGTACAGTTTCTTGTAAACAATAACTTATTGCTTGCCATGGAGTTATTTTACCTACAACCTCATCTCCATCATCACTAAACTCCTTTTCTGATAATTGTCCTATTCCTTCTGTCGCAGTAAGAGTTAAAATATGACTTGTGGAAAGCCATGTTTCTTGAAAATTATCTTGTAAAATATATCCATACCAATATGGACTAAATGATCCAAATGAAAATATTACGAGAATATCATCATCATTATCCATTGTAAAATTGTCAATGGTTACTGATGAATCTGATGCAACGATATTAATTGTAGCTTGTTGTGGCCTATATGCCTTAAATAAGTTTTCATCTGTATTATATTCTGACAATACAAATGGTCTGGCTGCTGGAGTTAAATAAGTTACTCCGCCAGTCCAGCCTTCATAATGAAATTGAACCTGACAAGTATCACCTTGTCGGTTAATAAATTCCATCCTATATTTTTCTTGTTTAGCCAATTCTACTAATATTAGTGTTTGTTCTATTTATTGCACCTACTAAATCCGATCCTCTTAAACTTAAACTTACTGCTCCTGACATTGCAAGACCCCCTGGATTAACACCTCCAAAATTTGCACTTCTTCCACCTCCAAAACCTAATGCTCCAGAAAATGCTTTTCCAAACATTTCAAAACCATTCATTCCAGTTTTCAACTGTGACCCAGCGGAAAAACCACCAGTTAATATTGTTGCAAGTAATGTTATTATACCAGTAGCTAATATTTTTGCAGCTAATTGTTTTAAATTGTCTAAAACTGCTTTTCCAAATTCTTTAAATGAAAATTTTCCACCATCAAGCATTTTTCTAAATTGCTCTTGCAATGGATCAAAAAATACCTCACCTAACAAAGCAGATGTTGCTTGAATATCATCTAACATTTTTTTCTGCGCTTCTTTCATTTTTTTCTGCGCTTCTATTACTTGGGCCATTGCTTTTTCATAAGCAGCTGGTCCAAGTCCTATAATATTTTCAGTAGATGGAGGTATTAAATCAGTTAATGATTTTTGTGTTTTTTTAGCCTCTTCTCTAATTTGTTTAAATGTATCTTTTGCAATTTCTAAGCCAGTATAAAATTGTTCAGTTAATCTTTTATTTAATTCACTGTCAATAATATCTTGTTCAAGTAATTTTAATTCTTGATCTAAAGTACTCCTTAATTTACTAAATGCACGTATTAAATCTTGTGGTGATGAAACAATAATATCAGAAAATTTATTAGGAAATCTATCTTGTATATCTTTTAGTATTTCATTAAATTGTTTTACTGAATCATTTCCTTTAGTTAAATCTAAATTTGATAAATCATTAAAAAATTTTACACCATCATCATATATTGATGTATTTTTTAAATCTTTGAAAAAATCAAAATATTCTTTACTAGGTCTATATGATGCAAAAAAATCTCTAGTAGCTTTAGCACCTTTTTCTTTAACTTTAGTATTTTCTACTAAAGTATTTGTTTCTTGATCAATTTTATCTTTAAAATCTTGTACTCTATTGTTTAAATTAAATGTTTTTACTGCTAAATCTTCAATTACTTTTCTATTCTTATCTTGTATATTTATTTGATTAACAATAGATGCAGAAATATTATCAGATGTTCCAACAAAATTCTTGATCTGATTATTTCTTTTAATATCAGATTTTATTAATAAATCTTGTTCTTTTTGTAATCTTTCGCTTTCATAAATTTGTTCTTGTAAAACATCTATTTCATCACTATATTTCCTTATTCTAGCTTGAGCAATAATTACCTTTAAATATTTCTCAGTTGCTTGCCTAATTAAATCAACATTACTAGCACCAGTTTTTAAATCACTATAATAATCACCACTTATTTGTTGTAATTGTTCAAGTGCATTTTTCTGTTGTTCTTGAGTTAAAGTTAAATCAGTTGCTTTTTTAGTTAAATTTTGTATAACTGCAATTTGTCCAGATTGTGATGCAGTTGCATCGTTTGTAACCTGACTTATTAATTGTTGTTTAATTATGGATTTTTCATATTCATCATTAAACTTACTTATTTGTGATGTTAAACTATTTTGTTTACCAATAAGCGCATCAATTGCGCCTCCTAAACTACCATATTTTTGAACTAAAAAAGTTACTACCGTTGTAACTGCACTAAATGCTAAAAATACACCAGCAGGACCTTTTAATTGCGTTATTAATGCTGCCGTAACACCTTTTAAACCTTCTGTTTTAGTTGATAAATTTCCAAATCCTTGTATTACTCCTGGAAGGTTATTTTGAATACCTATAAATCCAAACGGTAAATCTTGTAATGTTAATGATAAACTTGTTAATGCAGTTCTAGCATTTTTTGTTGCATCTTCAGTTTTCTTAATTTTTGGTACAGTTGATTCTGCGCCAGTTCCTAATCTATCAAATGATTTTAATAATCCTTGTTGTGTATTACTTAATCTAGTATATTCTCTAACTAATTTATTTAATTGTTTATCCCCAGTTGGAAGTGAATTTATCTTTGCAGATAATTTATCCATTTGGTCAGTAACTAACTTAATAGTTGCTAACATCTGATCGGCATTGGCCTTAATCGGTATAATTAATTCAGCACTCATTTTGCCAATCTTTTAAATATTTCCTTATATTCTTCTTCGTCAATTTTAGAAATTTCTTCGTCACCTGGTAACTCCCATAATTGCTCTGGTGTTTTTGGTGCAGTTTTTGGATCACCCATCAACCGCACCATTGTAAACATTAAAAGTCTAACTAATTTATACTGATCAACTTTAGATTCATTATGCCCATTAAGCATTAATGAAAAATGCTTTGGACTAATATTATAAAACTGATCAGGCAATAATTTTAGTTCACCAAAAGCAAACTCTTCTATTTCTTGCCACGAGTACTCTTTTTTTTTGGCTGATCGCCTTTTTGAGTTTCTTTTATAAACTCATTTTCAGTCCATAACTTAACAATTTCTTGTATCTGAGTTAAAAAACTTTCGTTCTTTAAATTCTTTTCAATTGTATCTACAAAAAATTCTAAATTATATTCTGGAACAACTTCTTTAATTAAACAATTATTATAATAGCCACTATATAAAATATGAGCTATTCCAATCTCGTTTAATTCGTTGTTTTCAAATCCAATTCCAGTTGAAAATTTTTCGGATAGATAGCGAAAGCTAGCCATACCGAATTTGATGCCAATTTTCTTGTCATCAATAGTTAAAGTAGTATAATTCATAATTATGCAGTTACGTCAATTGCACCAGTAGATGCTATTGTTCCAGAAAAGTTTACAAATTCAGTTGTTGCTTGATTCAATGTCAAAGAAGTAATATATCCTTTGAATTGATGATAATAAGCAGCACCTGCACTTGATCCAGTTACAACTGGATTTTGAACTCTTACTGATACAAGTGTTTTGTTAGCAAATGCCGTAAGCAAAGAACTATAAGAAACTTGTGATACAGAAGGTGCGGTTTCGCAAATTGCATCAAAATCCAAACTCATTTGTGGCTCACCTACCGCAGTAAGAACTCCACAATTTGTTTGATCGGTGGTAGAATCTACTGTTGAATTAACAGAAGATGTGCGCAAACATACGAGGTTTAAATATGACGTTCCACCAGCTACGTCAATCTCGATGTTTTGCAATGAACCTTGTACTTGTGCCATTGTTGTTTTATTTTTGGTTTACTAAATTGTTTATTGTTATTATTTTACGGGCAACATAGTTGTCCCCATTACGCAAAGGTAAATATAAAGAATTTATTCGTGCCATAGGATATACCATAAAATCTGAATCACTAAATCCATCAATTTGGCTATCTGGTATCAAAATATTCAAAATTTGCCCAGCAATATTATCAACTATTGATAAATCGTTAATTCTATATTGTTCACTAAATATATCTATATCTACTTGTACTATATTTTGAAATGTATTATTTGTATTATTCGCTTGTTCAGTTATGGATGAAATGATTATATAATTTTTAGGTAATGTTTTGAATGGGTCTTGTCCATATACGGGTACATTGTTACCATTATATGAAATATTGCCATTTAAAGCATTTACATAAATAGTTCTTACATTATTTGAGCAATCTTTCATTATCCTTTAATTAAATTTTCTATTCTTTTAACCATTTGAGGAAATACTTCTCGCACAGATGGATAAAAAAATGGTTGTGCTGGTGTATGTCCAGGAGTGCTTGTCTTAAATGTTTTTGCATATTCTTGCCATTCATTGTCAAGTGATGGTACATATTTTTCTGCAAATGGGCCTGTTCCAAATTCAACATAAGCGGCATATCTTACATCACAAACTAAATCATAAGCTAACTTACTATTTTTATCTGGTTCAACATGAATACTTGCTCTTAATCTACCATTTGGTGTTGCTGGGGCTTTTTGTTTGGCTCTTGTAGCCATTTCTTCAGCAGAGGCCAATATTTCAGCATCAATTTGTTTTACCAAATCTTCTGAATATTTATTTAAGTCTGCTTTTAGCTTATCAAATATTTTATTCTGATTTTGAAAAAATATTCCGTCAGCCATTATATAACAACCTTTTTATATTGATGATAGTTAAGTCCATTCCAGTTAGGATATTGGCTTATAAGTGCTTGAGGATCAGCATTCATCTTCTTACCCCTATTCTCATATTGCCAAGCCACAAGTGCCATAATATCATTTGCAATGTCCTCTGGAACTGAGCTATATCCACTTTGATATTGAATCTCATAATTTCCTTGAGTATAAAGCCAAAGTTTGCCAGCAATCACCTCATAATCTTCATTCTTAGTTAATGTCTCCCAGCTATTCATGCCAGTCTTAATTCTAACGCTATCTATACAAATCACTGGTCCATAAGGCAAATCCACCATCCATACACTCGGCTCAAATCCAGTTAGTTGAATATATGTTTTTAATAGTTTATTTACAAAAGCAACACCAGTTAGTTTTTCAATATGTATTCTTGAACCATTTATTAGTGATTGTATTAAAGTATCGTCTGATGTATAATCAATTCGCATCCAATTCTTTGCATCCGTTAAGCTAACTGGCTCAACAACCCCATCAGCTAAGATCGTTGTTCCGTTTATATATATTGCCATACTTACTAATATTTATTAACCATTTCTCTGAACCAGGTCTCAAATTGATCAAGCGCTTCTCTCGGATCATGCTCTCTTGATCTCTCTTTTGCTTTTTTAGATGCCTCACTATATTTTTTGGCATCATCCAGTTCAGTAATTGCTTTAACCCAGCTTTTAATATCATTCCTATCTTTTATGTAAATGCCAGCTTTTCCGCAATTCTCTACAAGCCCTTCGGCCATTGAGCATATAACGGGTATTCCGCTACACATAGCCTCAGTTGCCGTTCTACCCCAACTCTCATATTCACTTGGCATTAATAATATCCTAGTTTGCTTGTAATATTGCGTAATATTAGGCGAATTAGGCAATAATTTTAAATTCGGAAGGTTTGCATCCATTTGAGGATCATAGCTTCCTAAAACGCCTAAAAACCGCTTATTTGGCAATGCACGAGCAATTTGTTCAAATATCTTACCACCTTTATTCTCGTTGGTGTTTATCAGTGTTATGTACTCGTTCTTCGCTGGGTCAATTTTTAGGTCATAATACCGATAATCAACGGGAGGCGTTAGTATAAAGTTATCCCATTTGTATTGCAATTTCTCTTTTAGCCAAAAAGAGTTATACACAACGTGTTGATTGCGTTCTGCGTGAATGATTTCTGGGTATGGATGGCTATTATGTATAAGATGAAATACTGGTTTTTTATATAGTTTGGCTGCTCCAATTGTCCATCTTGTATAGTCTAAATGCGTAATTACGGCATCACTCCAACGCATCAAATTATCAACTACATTATCGTTTGGAGGAAAAACATCAACTCCGTCAAATACGTAATTATTTTTAATCTTATATTGATTCGCTTGATGTAAAAGCACTCTAATATTATGTCCTTTACTAATTAAGTATTTATTGATATGATGTAACATCCATTCAGCACCACAATTATGTTCTGGTGGATAAAGATGTATTGAGCAAACTATATTCA